AGTCACTTGTCATATTTTTTTCTCCTTAATAGTGAGCTCCCGAAGGAGCTCACATTATTTTATTTTATTAGCTTAAGTTTCTATTTTGTAAATACAAAACAGTAGCTGTAGCTGCACCAGCTGTAGCTGCACTTCCACTTTGATTATATGTAGCTGTGACAGTAATGTCAGAAGTACCTATATCAATTAAGTTTCCAATCTGGGAAACATCTGAAGTTGCTAAAACTCTAGCTTGCGCTCCTGCTGCTAAGGCATCAGCATATTGATCAGCTGTAGTTCCATCTCCAAAATCAATCGTATTAGTAGTACCTGCATCGAACGCAGTGGTAATATCTAAAGTGATTTGGAAAATCTGACTATTGGCTGGTAATGTTGCAATGTCAGTTGTAGTGCCATCAGCTTCAAAAACAATGTTAGCTGATTGTGCCATCAATACAAAACCTGTGTTTGCCACATTTGTACCAACAGTAGTTCCAGTGGTATTATTTATCGTGCCCGCTTTTACTGGACCCGAAAATGTAGTTGTTGCCATAATTATAATC